AATCCTATTCTCCCAGCCACTCCATCGCCTCGGCAGCAATGGCCTCGCGATCATCGGCGCTGATTCCCAGCAGGCGGCGGGCGGTGAGCCTGACCCGGATCGAATTGCGGATGCCCCGGCTGACGGGGACGACTGCGCCGAAATGATGATCCGAGGCAGCCTGTGCCACCCGGCCCTTGAACGCCACTTCAACCTGATCGGTGCGCGCCCGGACCCGGCATTCTCAAGCAGGTATTGAGGCCAGTTTGGGCGGGTGGGATGGGTCCGGGGGGTGTCCTGATTGTTCTAGAATTGCCAGCCTTGTTCTATCGACAGGACAGGACAACGGTCTGATATTACAGTGTTTATACCAGATGTTCTAATGTCCTGCCTTTTCACCCGGAAGGCTCATGATGTGCACAAGCGCATGCACGTGTGCGCGCGACATTAGGACAGGACAGGCATTTATGCGCGCAACCTATTGTAATTACTTATATATATGATGTTCTATGGATAGAACAATTAGGACAGGCTTGCACATTTTTCCCCGTTGTGGTGAATACTGCCGCCATGCTCAAGCCTCGTTTTGCCTCGCTGAATAAACAAAGGGCTGAATATCGGCCTGTATGGGTGTTTGGGACGCGGGGGGGGTGGGATCACCAGAAATTCGCACGCCCTGCGGGTCGCGCGGATCGGCCTGGCCGCTTGATCGGGGGATCGATGGCCGGTGTCGACGTGGTGAGGGCGGGTTGCGTATGGCTCGCCCTCACCATCAAGGAAAATCAGGCACTTAGCGGTGCTGATCTGGGTCAAGTCGCAGCGATGCCGTCGCAGCGCAGTGCACGAAGCGCAGTTTTCTGCGTGTTTGAGGCCAGCAGTCGGTTAATCGCCAGTTTTGCGACTGTCGCCCTCGATATCCTTGGTGAGCTGGCCCGGATCGATCTGGCCGGGCAGAACCGGGGGGGTGGCTTCCCCCTTTCGCCCCCCCCACCCCCCCCCTATGCGGGTCGCGCAGGGCAGACCTGCCTTTGGCAAAAACCCGGCCCAGCACCAGCCATCGACCTTGGGCGGGAATGCGCTGTGGTTTGGGGAGTGCGGAAAATCGGACCGCTAGCCATAGGGTCCGGGGTGGCCAAGCGTGTGGTCCAGCGAATTTCAGGCAGTGCGGGAAGCGCTGAGGCGCGGAACGGGTCGGGGTTGTGCCTGCGGCATATCCTGCTCGATCGGGGTCAAGTGCGCAAGTTTGCTGGGGGGCGCGGCTGATGTCAAACAGCGACCGGGCATTGATGGCGGCAATGAAGGATGCGTCCGGGGAAAACTCTCCCGGATTTGGTTTTCTGCCTGATCCCGAGCAGCTGGACCTGCTGCGCGATGACAAGGGTAGGTTGCCAGCGGATGCCCTGCGCCAGATGCGGGTGCGACGTGGGCCGGGCCGCCCGGCGGGCGCGCGCAATGTGCGCAACGAAAAAATCGCGAAGTGGTTCATCGCGCAATATGGCGACCCGCTGGCGGCGCTGGGCGAAGTGATGAACATGCCGTTCGATCAGATTTATGAAACCATGGTGCTGGTCCAGGGCGGTGAAGCGAAAAACAAGCGGGTGACGGGCCGCGACGCAATGGAGTTCTGGCGCGATTCGGTGTTGTCGGTTTTACCGTACATTCACGGCAAGCAGCCGATTGCCATTGATGTTACCGGCAAGGCCGATGCCGTGATCTTTATCCCCGGCCTGAACGCGCCTGCGGGCCTGACTGGTGATCAGCTGACGCGGGCGGTAGAGACCTTGGGTGTGCAGGCTATCGAGCGCAATGGCATCCGGCTGAGTGATGGCCGCCTGATCGATGCGGACGGCGATCTGGACGATGATCCGGACGATGATCCGGACGCGGGTGCAGCGGAATGACTCCGCTGGCGCTGGACATGGAGCTGGATGGGCTGGAGCGCGTGGGCGAAGCGCAGGCGCTGACGATGGTAGAGGTTGGCCCGGTGGCGCGCCGCTATGTGCATGATCGCGCGTTTATCCGCAACATCATGGGGCCCTTTGGATCGGCCAAGACGACGACTTGCCTTCAGGCGATCATCATGGCGACGATGTGGCAGAACCCGGATCGCAATGGCGTGCGGTGGAGCCGGGGCTGCATCACCCGCGCAACCTATGGCCAGTTGCAGGATACGGTGATCAAGGACTGGCATCAGTGGTTTCCGCCGACGCGGGATAACTGGAATGGCGAGCGGATGGAAAGCCGCATCCGATTGACCATTCCGGGGTTTGGCGACCTGATGATCGAAGCCATGTTCCGGGCCTGCGAGGATCGGGGCAAGGCTGAGCAGGTATTCAAGGGGCAGCAGTTGACCTGGCTGTGGCCCAACGAAATCGACACGCAGGATCCCGGCGTGGTGGAGTTTGGCTTGCCCCGTTTGGGCCGTTACCCGCCAGCCTCCAAGGGCGGGTGCGCCTGGTACGGCATGATCAGCGACATGAACGCGCCGGATATCGATAACTGGACCTATGACTTGCTGGTCAATGGTGACATGAAAATGTCGCCAGAGCAGGTTGAAGCAATGCAGGAGCTGCTGGGCAAGGATTTTCGCATCAGCTTTCACCGCCAGCCCGGCGGGCTGGAACCGGATGCTGAAAATCTGATGAACCTGCCAAAGGGCTATTACGAGCGCTTGATGATCGGCAAGACGAAAAGCTGGATCGACCGCTTCATCAACAACAATTTCGGTGCCGTTCGCAACGGGCAGCCGGTCTATCCCGAATACAGCGACGAATTCTTTCTGGCGAAGCAGCCGATGGTGGCGATCGGTGGCCTGCCGGTGTGTATGGCGGTGGATGGCGGGGCCACTCCGGCAGCGGTGTTCGGTCAGCTGGACGAGCACGGCGTGGTGCATGTGCTGAATGAGCTGGTAGTCTTTGCGGACAATGCCGAGGATGATCTGGAGCGCTTCAGCCCTGAAAGCTTTGGCGAGTTGTGCGCGGATTTCTGGTGTGAGCACTTTGGCAAGAGCCAGTTTGGCGGCGGATGGTTTGATCCTGCGGCGCTCTATGGCGATGAATATCAGGACAGCTGGGCAACGCTGTTCTGGCGCGCCTTTGGCCGCCGCATGGCCGAGAAAATGGGCAAGGGCTTTTGCCGTGGCTGGCGGTTCAAGCCTGCCCCGGCGAAGGGTAATCGCCTGCCTGACCGCATTGCAGCGGTAACCCGCCAGCTGGTGGTCAAGTATGGCCGCGCGCTGTTGCAGTTGAGCCCGGCCTGCCGGGTGCTGCGGCGCGGTTTCAACAACGGATATGTGCTGACGCGGGTGCAGATGTCGAATGGTATGGGCAACTGGAAGGATGCCCCGCTGAAGAATGATTACAGCCACGTTCACGATGCGCTGCAATATCTGGCGCTGGGCCTGACCAAGCGCGGAGCCGAGGCGGACATGCCCAACGGACGCGACACGCGCGGTGACCGCCAACGGGGCGGGCGTGGCAAGATTGATTTTGGATCGGGACCGTTTGCGCACCGCGCAGGCACGGGAGCTTAGGAGGATAAGATGGGGGCAGTTCTGCCTTTCGTGGCGATGGCAGCGGCAAGCACCGTGGCTGGCAAGTTGTTTGGTCCCAAGCCTGCCAAGCAAATCGCACCGCCGCCGCAGGTGCAGGTGCGCCAGAATACGGCGGTTGCCGATGCGCTGGCCGGGCGCATGGGCAGCCGGGTGAACCAACGGACCGGCGCGCGCGGGGCTGAGGCCGGATCGGGCCAGAAAACCAAACTTGGGCAATAGGAGACAGTCATGTCAATCGATTATAATCTGGACGAAGTGATCACTGAAAGTGTGGCCAGCATTACCGCCAAGCTTTCTGAAATGAGCGACCTGCAATTGCTGGAGATGCGAGGCCGTGAAGAGGCTGGCCCGGTTCCGCGCAAGAGTTTGCTGACGGCGATCGATGCTGAGGTGGCTGGCCGCGTTGAAGGGGATATTGCCACAGCCGATGCTGATCCCGCGCTGGCCATTCCGGAAAATGCCGCTGCGGAAAATGCCGCTGCGGAAAACACTGCGCCAGAAATCGACGTTGCGGTGCTGGTTGCTGAGCATGATCAGGCGCTGGCGCGGGTTGCCGAACTGGAGGCGGAGCTGGCGGCGAGCAAGAAGCCCGCTGCCTGTGCGCGCGATCCCAAGGCGCTGGCCATGGTGGCAGATGACGCGGCTGACGATCTGCTGTTTGTGGTGTTTGGCGACGATGGCGATCAGAGCCTGCCGCAAATTCCCGGTCTGCTGTTCGATGCCGATGCATTTGCTGCGACGCAGGATGGTGGGCTGGTGTTGCAGCGCGAAATTGCCTTTCCGGTACATGGCCCGGCAAACGATGTGTGTTCGGTTTGGTTGGTAGGCAAGGACCGCAAGCGCGGCAAAGTGTGCCGTCTGATGGCACCGCTGGCAACCGGCGGCGGCCGGGCGGTGGTGATCCCTGGCGGGCATCTGCGCTTTTCCGCCTGATCCGGCAGCTTTCAGGAGACAAGGACAATGATCGAGCCCCAGGCCATCAAGGACAACCAGTCACGCATGGAGCGTGGCCGGGCAAGCTATGACAGCGCCTGGGGGGAGATTGCCCGGCTGGTCTATCCCGAGATGGACCGCTTTGGCGGTTCATCGCTGCGGCGCAGTGCATGGCTGAGAGATCAGCCTGCGGTGTTCGGCACGCATGAACCGTATTCCACGGGGGCGCTGGAAGACGGTGTTTCTGTGGTTGAGGGGTATATCATGCCGCGCGGCCAGCGCTGGCAGTTGCTGGAGCTGGGCGACGAAGACCTGATGAAGAAGGTTCATGTCCAGCAGTGGATGGATACGCTTTCGCGCCGGTTGTTTGGCCTGCGCAACGATCCGCAGAGCGGTTTTGTGGCCGCGACGCATGACAGCACGATGGCGCTGCTGAGCTTTGGTTCGCAGTCCATGTGGATTGATGATCGCTGGGACCATTATGGCCGCTGGGCCGGGTTGAAGTACGAGAGCGAGTTCATCGGTGATATCTGGATTGATCTGGACGGTGCGGGCAATGTGTTGCGGCTGCACCGCAAGATCGCGCTGACCGCAGAGCAGGCATGGCGGCGCTGGGGTGCAGATGCCCCGCCTTGTGTGCAAAAGGCGATGACTGGCGAAAATCCATCGCCGCAGACCATGCTGGAATTTCTGCATGTAATCGAGCCGAACCGGCGGTTCGATGCCGAGCGCATCGATATGTGGGGCAAGCCCTGGCATGGCGCGTATTATTCCTGCGACGACGATGTGCTGTTCAAGCATGGCGGCTATCACTCGCTGCCCCGAATCACATCGGGCTGGAACCGTACCGGGATGAGCCCGTGGAGCCGCAGCCCAACCATGCGGGTGCTGCCATCGATGCGGATGCTGATGGAAATCCGCAATGACCGTGCATGGGCGGCTGAATTGCGCCTGAAGCCGCCGATCCTGACGACGGACGATGCGATGGACAGCGCTGTGCTGGAAATCAAGCCGCATGGCGTGACAACCGGCGGGCTTGATGATCGCGGTGATCCGTTGTTTCGGGAGTTCCTGTCCGCAGTGGACGCAACCGATGCCGAGAAGCTGCAAATGGAATGCCAGCAGGACGTGGACCGGGCGTTTTTCCGCCATCTGTTGCAGCTGAACCGCGAATACAAGAGCCACATTCCGGCCAACCGCATCGCCGAAGAGAGCGCGGAAAAAGGCATTCTGCTGACCCCGCTGGCCCGGCAGGAGCAGGAATGGCTTAGCCCGATGACGATGCGCGAACTGGCGCTGGCCGAGGAGCGTGGGCTGCTGGATGACATGCCGGGCGACGTGGAGGAATACCTGGCCGATAACGGGCTGGTTGGTATCAAGTATGACAATGGTCTGGCGGCGATGCAGGAGGCGGAAGGATCCGCTGCGTTCCTATCATTGACGCAGGCGGTTGCCCCACTGGCGCAGCTTGATCCCGGCTATGTCGAGGAATTCAACCGGATTTATCCGCCCGAAAAGGTGATCAGCGAACTGGGCCGCCGCAACCGGGTGCCAGCAGCGATGCAGAGCACCGATGATGAGCGCGCCGAACATGACCGCAAGAAGGCAGACAGTGAAATGTTGCAGCGGGTGATGGATGCCGCCCCGGCGCTGGCGGGCGCGGCCAAGGATATGGCGACCGCAGGCAGTATTGCCGCATGAGCGACCTTGCCCGCGAAGTGGATGCCCTGTCTGCCCGACAGGCAGAGCGGATTGCCAAGCGCGCGAGATTGTTGGCGCGCCGGGCGTTCTATCGCAGGCGGGTGGCTGCCTTCCAAGCCTGTTTTCTGGATGACGATGGCGCGCTGACGCCATCGGGCAGGATTGTGCTGGCGCACATGGGGGTGCTGGCCGGGCTGGGCAAGGCCCGAAAAGGGCGAAATGCCGACGATATACAGTTTGACGAAGGGGCAAGGTTCATTGTGCTCGACACGATCGACAACCTGACTCTGGACCATGCGAAGCTTGCGCGCATTGCGCACCAATTAAGGGAGAATGAAAATGACTGATGTCGTGGCAAATGTGCTGGCCGTGGCTGATGGTGCGGGCGGATTAGATGCTGCTGGTGCCGCCGGTGCTGGGGCCGGTGCCGCCGGTGCTGGGGCCGGTGCCGCCGGTGCTGGGGTTGGTGTCGGGGCT